TCCTATATCTTGTATACCTGTAGGGGTGCGATTGACATGCGGCCAGTCCCTGCGGTTTTGCCGTCAGATAGTCAAATATCGGACTATCTATCTTTCAAAGATTGTTAGATTGGACTTAATAAGTTAGACCGGACTTATAAAGTTAGGCTGGACTTAATAAGTTAGACGGCACTTACAAGGAGGGAATGTTTAAGAATCCTTAATAGTTATGAATCCTTAATAGTTATGAATCCTTAACTATCTTGAACCCCCGGAACCCCCGGAACCCCCGGAACCCGTTGAAACGGGGGTGCAACGGAACCCGCTATCCCACCACAACCCCCCCCCGGAACCCGGAACCCGGAACCCGGAATCCATTGCATAAATGCATAAATGTTCCACATGGAACATTTACATTTACATTTATGCAATTCCAAAAGATACCAAAAGAATACAAAAGAATCTCTTACACTATATATATAAAAGGGGGAATCATGGATACCGGGGAATCATGGATACCGAAGGGTTGTATGACACAATTATAACACGCAGATAGTTAGCGAGTTACAACGCACCGGAAAGAAAACCGCTTGACGTCCTCCGCAATCATGTTAAATTGCAATCATCCACCGGGAACAACCCGGAACAATGAGAACACTATCTAAAAGAAAGGATTAAAATCATGATTATTGACATTATCTTAGACCGCCGCGAGGGTGCAATCAACTATGACGCCGCTACACACCTTAAAGCAATATATGACTACGCAACATTTTTCCACATGAACAACCTTGCCGCCGCCGTTGATAGCGGAAATGAAGATGACGTTAAGGCCGCACTCATGAATTATGTCATCTCGGGAGGTTGCAACCCGGATATCCACCACCACAATTTTCTTGACTTGTGCTTATTTATCAACCGGGTGCGGTGGACAGAAGAGACAGAAGAGACAGAAGAGACAGAAGAATCTGCTGATATTAAATGATTTATAATTATGTCATACAACTCAAAAAAATAATTTGACAAGGTAAGAAAATCTGTTAATTTGCAATCATCCACCGGGGAACAACCCGGAAATGAAAACACTAACTAAAAGAAAGGAATCAAAACAATGAAGAATCAGATTATTGAATTGCCCGCCACCACATTCACGGGCCTTGCTAACCGCTTCAAGGATTTGCACCCGGAAGGAATCAAAGGGGCCGTAGACGTACATTCTCCGGACTATTATGAAGGGGCGAAACGGTTTGCCTACGTAGAAGGAGACAGTGACGGCGGGCGCGTCTCCGCCGTGTGGGCAATTCTTCCCACCGGCGAGATTGCCACCCTAGTCAAAAACCCGGGTGCGGTAGTCCCACTGGATGACGTTTTCGGCTCTATCCGTCAGCAGGGCGGCAAGTGGCTTTTCGCCCTGTCCACCGATAAACTCACGGACCTCTATACCTCATACGGATATGTTCCCGTTGCATGGCTACAGTGGGACAACGCACAGGCCCCTGCCTCATGGGATTATAACCGCTACGGCCGCCCTAGTCCTGCATTTTTCGTCCACCGCTACTATTTAACCCCCGCACAATGCGAGACCTACGAGGCGGGAAGGCACATGGTGCGCACCTATGATGACGGGTTAAACCTTGTCCTCAAACTGGTGAGCCGGGTTTAATTTCTGAAAAGTTACACCGCCCTATAAAATCAAAAAACAACAATAGAAAGAAATAAGACAATGAGCATATATACAGAACACGCAAAAAGATTCCTCGCAAGTTGCGGAATCCGCATTACCGGAAAGTATAAGGGCATGTTCACGCCCCTATGGGATGACAAGCAACATAGTACATGGGAAATTGTCTTACACCGGGAAGACCGTCAGAAGGGAGAAAGGCATGCAATCTTCATCACGTTTTATCAGTCCCTTGCCAACCGAGGAAAGACGCCCACCGCCTATGACGTACTTGCTTGCCTGTGTAAGTCAGATTGTGGCACCTATCAGGATTTTTGTGAAGATATGGGATTGCCCGAGTATGACGAGGAAACGGGGGAACGTAATATGATTTCCTATAGCATGTACACGGGCGCATGTCACGAGTACGCAGAACTTAAAACCTTCTTCACCCGGCCGGGTGAATGGGAAGAGCTGGAAGAGATTTACTAATCCCACCCCCCTTGAAAAGTTACACCGCCCTATAAAATCAAAAATCAAAAAACAACAATAGAAAGAAATAAGACCATGAATGAAGACGAAAAGAAAACGGCAATCAATATTTTAGCCGCCCATATCCGGGAAACACGCCCCTATCTTTTCCAGTTGTCCGCAAGACATGATGAAGAGCTGGAACTAATCGCCGCACTAGCGGAAGCAACCGGAAGCAAGGCAAGCCTACTTGTCAGGTGCCGGGAATCCGGGGAAATGCGGACAATCAGCATTGCGGACTACCGCCCCCATGAAATGGTAGTCAGCCGTGCCATTATTTCAGACCCACTATGCCTTGCACTGGAGGAAGCGGGCGCAAGGATTGTATATAACCGTTAAGTTCTCCCCCTGAATAGTTACACCGCCCTAAAAAAGTAGTTGACAAGATAATAAAATCCGATAAACTAAAATCAGCAAGCGAGACAAGCCCCCGCATAACCTCAAACCATTAGAAAGAAATAACTTATGAAAGAAATACTAAAATTAGACTATGACGAAATGGACGTATCAGACCCTGACAAGATGACAATCTTGCCCCATAACTGGAAGGAAGATACCGCCCTCATGCTTACCGTTACGGATAGGGTATGCAAGGGAATCGAAAAAGCAAGGAAGCTACTTGCCGCCCTGCCAAGGGGTAGCGAGATTAAAATCAGGCTGGATTCTTGGTGCATTCTGGGAGAACTTAAAGGATATACGCCGGAACAAGGGTACATTGTGATAAGACAGTTTGAAACTGACTTTGTACTTGCCCTTTCTGATTCCCCGGAAACTATTTCTTGGCCGCTCTAATTTATCATACAACTGAAAACCTAAACAACACTATATCATGAACACTCAAATTGAACTGAAAGACAACGAAATCCCGGCATGGGCATTCTACGAAAACGGCGAGGGCCTTCTATCCCTTATCTTTTTCGCCAAGTCATCTTCGCATGCACGCCCCATTGCCGCCCTGCTTAACATATATCCCTGGGACGCCCTGCCCGCAATAGATGATTCTGACATAGCACGATTGTGGAAGGCGGTGAATGAAAAGGAGTTAGGAGATTGGTGTACCTATGACGTAACGGAAATTAACCAGTATCTGGAACAACGGTTCTGCCAGCCAGTAGCTAAAGCTTCCCATTGAATAACTACGCCGCTCTATAAAATCAAACCAACAACAAAACAATAGAAAGCAACCATATTATGAAGACCATACCACAACCCGCAACACAACCCGCAACTCTTAAAGTATCAGACTATGCCCTTATTCACGACATTCCAGAATGGGCAATCTATTCCCTTGAATACGGAGAAGGCAAGGAAGATATGAGAGATGAAGACCTTGAAAACATTGAAGAGTGGGAAAAAGATTATTTCCTAGTTTGCCCTGTGGACGACCAGCCGGAAGCACATTTCACCAGCACGCCCGCCTTTGGCTTGCCCTGTGACTGTGTAAAATACTATGTCCTGCCCCGCTACATGGGCGCCGTCCTGTCATGGATAAATCCGGGTTGCCGGATGACTAACTGCTACCTTGAACTCAAGCTTACAGACGGTAGCCGGGTAAAGGTGTACCTGAAAGGAAATCAAACCCTGCGCAGTACTATCCGCAACCTGATTGGCTTGGTAGAAATGGGGCATACTTTCACCGATATGAACGGCCACAATGTATCCCCCCGTCCCCGTGATATCGTTAATTTCTGGGTTCGGACGATGCACGGCCAAACGCTGGCAACTGGAAGAACATAAACCACTTGCGGCTTGTTCCGGGGAATCAAAATTGTTCCACGTGGAACATTTAAACCCCGGAACCCCCGGAACCCGTCAAATAACTCTAACCACATAGAAAGATAAAGTAGAAAGACAAAGGAATAATTCCCGCCCCCGGAATGCGGGGGATATCGGGTGAAACGGGTTCCGGGGATTCCGGGGTTTAACAATAAACCAATCATAAATTACAGACCATGAAAGACATATCAGAATTACATATCAGAATAGAAACGGAAATGGTAACGGGTGGTAAGATGCGCCTCACTATCTGGAGCTTCAACGCCCTTCACCGGAAAGAGTACCTGCTTAATCCGTCCGATTGCGCTGACTGTCTGCTACTCCTTCCCCGGTATGCCAAGCCGGGAAGCAAGAGCCAGAAAGATGACATTGTCCTGTATCGGATTGGAACGTATGGCGTTATGCTTATCTCTTCAAAGGATGAACCCCCGCACACTCTCCTTGAAAGACTACCCCGCCCTGATAAAATAGCATGGTTCCCTTTCGGCATGGAGAATGTATGCCAAGCGGGAGATACCCGGCAGGTTAATTCTCAATACGTCTCTTATTTGCAAATTGTCCCATAGGATTTTGTCATACACATAAAAATTGTTTGACAAGATAAGAAAATCTGCTAAACTGAAATCATCCAGCGGGGGACAAGCCCCGCAACAATAAACCAAACAACAATAAACCGATAGAAAGAATAAAACAATGAATACTACATCCGCAAACCTCAACAGTGCCGCCGCCATTAATGCCCTTACTGAACGGGCAAATGCCGCTATCGATGCCGCCGTAGACAAGGTGCGTGACGACCTCATGAAGAATAATCAGAATGACTATGTCATCCCGGTGAAAAACATGGGGCATAACCTGAAACAGGTTGTCCGAGATAATGCCGCCTATGGTCTGGCCGCCTTTATTACTCACCGCATGCTGGCACTAGTGGCCGAACGCCTCCGCCAGTTTGAAGGCAAGGTCTATAACGTCCGAGTAGAACGGATGATGAATGACTGTCTGGCCGCCGCAATCGAACAAAGCGTTGATGCGGACATTAAAATCCGAGCCTATATAGATAGGAGTCACTACTCATGGCAGAAAGTGGTATTTCATCATATCCTCCCCGGCATGTATGATACCGTAAATATTTCCTTTAACTTTGACGTCAATGAATTGACGCAGAGGCAGAAGCGGATTGTCACCGGGAGGGACATGGAGAAATTCATTGAAGGAATCTTCAAAGATATGGCTCGCCTTAATACCAAGCTTCAAGAAATTGAGGATTCAAACTACCGCCTTTGCAATTCCGACTACGTGTGCGCCTATTTTGCACAAGCCGTTAAAGTGGAAGAACAAGTGGAGAGCTTGAAGCAAGGCCTTAAAAACCTGACTGGTGCACAATACTATCGCTTCGACTATAACCACACAACCGTTTCCACCCTTCCCTCCTACAGGGCATGACTTAAACCCCGCCCCGGCTACCCTATTTATTAGAACCCTCAAATAACTCTAACCAAATAACAAAACACCATGAGAACCTACATTGAAAAATTAGGCAAGGAATACATTGAAGGCAGAAAAGAAAGTGGCAAGTCTCCCATGCGGACCGGATTATACGGAGAGCGTTTGCGCTCCATGTCATGGAAGCGCACCCGACTTTTCTCCTATCAAACGCACGTTGCCACCATCGACCGCCGAGGTAAAGTACTGTATATTACGACCAAAGAATATTCACAAACCACTACCCGGCAAATGCGGGATATGGAACGGCTCGCAAGTTGCAACGGCTTTCATATCGTACCTACCGAACGCGTTGAAGCCTATGCAAATATCCTTGAAGGACAGTATCATACATATTAAAGTAAAAACCTGATAGAGTATTATCTTTTCCCTTAGAACCAACAAAGAACACTACAAAATTATGACTGCATTTGACATTGATATTAAGGGCAGGAAACGTGATGAACTTTCCCGCACGGAATGGCTTAAACTCACAAATCGAATCAATAAACTTCAACCTGCAATCTTTTCTTTTAAGGCTGGTGTAATATCCCATAGGATAGACAGGCCTTCCGAATGGGATGGAGAAGGAACGGTATATGTTAAGCCGTACATGCGGCCCTACGCAATCGAACTGGAACGCACACACAATGGCGCGTGCATTGTCCGGCTCCACAAGTTGAAGTGGAATGGCACGGTGTGGAAACTTGCGGAAACGGCGGCTCTGACTGTAGGGGATGCTATAGAACTGGCAAAGCACTTTATTGCGGTGGTTAATCAGAACTGGCAGGAAGTGGGGTTGCGTATTGCGCAGGAAGCAGGGGCGGTGGACTTCATGGTTGACGGTAGCCTCACCTATATGCGCTTCCGATTCCTCACGCCCGATAAGGAATCCATGAATAAACTTAACTCCATAAAGGTTCGCAAGATGGCGGAACGTTTCTTCCTCCCCTGCATGGTGAAGTTTACGAGCAACAAATGGCACGATGAATTGAATCTGGAAACCGTGAAGCTCGTACTCCGTTGAACCCTTAGAAACCTCACATAGCTCTATAGTATGACCTCCGAAAAAGAATCTAACGTCGTCATCCTCCGCAAGAATTGTCTCCACCACATCGGGCGAGCCGATAGGCTTCATACCCTGTGGAGCCTCGTGGAGCACCTGCATTCGGTAGTGGACATTGTTGCCCTCGTAAGTGCGCTGGTTTGTTTAGGATACCTCCTTGCCACTGGTGAACTTCTCGTATCGTACCTTACATGGTGCGTCATCATCACGGGCTGGTTTGTCTTCCAGCTACTGGTAGAGTGGGGCATTGACATCATACGCCGACGCCTAAAGCGGCATCAGTTGGAGGCAAATCGCCTCGCCCGTTGCCTTGAAGACATGGGATTCACTCGACCTATCTTCTAATTAGAAACCTCAAAGCACGCTAGAAATTATTATGGAGAATTTTGACCTAATACTTAGCCAAGCAGAAACCACAACTGGAAGGAAGCCGTACCCCGATAAGCCGAAAGAGCAGGACCCTCTTGCAATCAGCTTCAAAATATCTAGTCGGAAAAAGCGGATGCTACTCTGTCTTCAACAAACAATATCATCAAAGACTGGAGAAAACATCTTCCCGGTACGAACCTATAGGTTGCCCTACTCTATGGTTGTCAAGGATATATACATTTATCTGTGCGGGTATGACCCGGATAACGTGACCTTCGTAATCGCTCGTGACGGCATCTTCCTTTACCTTGAATCCAGTGAGGATGGGTATCCAACTATTCGCTGGAAACTGGATATTTAGAAACCATAAATCGCTCTACAAAAACAAATCAGATATGAAACCTATCGCACTCGCTCAACAAATCATGCTCCTTCATTCTTGGGCCCAGGATAATAATGGTCGTACCGGAAAACTTGGAAGCACTATTGTTCTTCCTGCCCATGTCAAGGGAGAGTTCTATATTCCCCGGAACCCGGAGGATAATATTCTCCAATCTGAACAGACCAAATTCCAGATTGAATCCTTCGGTATTGGGGAGGTATTCACGTCAGGCATCTTCTTTGCGGTTAGGACACTCTACGACCCAAATGCCTATGAGGATAGAACGGTGCGCATCATTCGTCTCAACTACCATAAGGTGAAGCGCGGAGAAAACCATGATTATGCGACCCTATTTTCCTACCATAATTTTTACGCCGTTAGGTATAGCAAAACCCTTTACGACGCTATGTTTAAGGCCCGCCCATCTCTTGCCCGCTTCGTTAAATTGGGTTGTATATTTCCTACGGAGCCGGGTGCGGAGATTCTGTCCATGACGCCTGACCACATGGTGCTTAACATGAGCACGCTATCTAAGGATGAAATCCTCTCACTCCACAAAGGTTCCTTCCAATGCAGTTTGAGAGTTTAACCCAACAATTTCTTGCACTCCTTCGGGTTTCCCGTTTAACTCGGGAGATAATGGAGGAACAGAAAAAAGAATACGAACGAAATCCAAAAAGTTATAACCACTTCTATCAAGAATATGTTAGAACCCAAAGAATTAGAGAAATATATCGACGAGGACATCAACCCCGGTGACTACATTGTCAGAGAACTGGGTGGAGAGTATTACGTGGGACAGGTAATCGAACTTTCCCCCGAACTTCTACAGATACAAAGTCTTAAATGCTTTCCCTCTGGGTGAGGGAGTTGTCCGTCATGAAGAAAGCTAGCGAGTATAACACAGTCTCTTTGAGGATGGAGTATGTTACCTTATTGGAGTTTGTACTTATGCCGCCTTCAGATTGTCACAAGATAGTAGAGAAAGAACTTGACAATCTCATTAGCGAAGGTATTATACCCGTCAGAAAGGAAGACGACAATGGAGATAGGTAATCCTAAAAACATGAGCGTGAAGGAGTTGGAGGAAGCGATTGCATTCTTCAATAGCTCCTACTACAATGAGGGGAAGACCCTCATTCCCGACACGGTTTACGATACGCTGGTTGAAGAACTGCGTTCCCGTTCCCCGGAATCCAAGGAACTCGATAGTCTTGGGGACGACGTACAACGGGGAGCCAAGACCTTCCGGCATCCCAATCCCGTCCTGTCTCTCGCCAAGATTCATGAGGGCAAGGACGGAATTGGTATGGACCAGCTTCGCGGCTGGATTGCCGGACGTGACGTCGTGGTTGAACCGAAGTATGACGGCCTTACCCTCGTTCTGTACATTGAAAAGGGGCGGCTCGTCAAGGCCGTTACCCGTGGCAACGGAACCGAGGGGGAAGTAATTCCCCTTGATAAGGTTCTCTACATGGCCCCGCCAAGTTATGGCAATTACACGGGAGCTATCCGTGGGGAAGTGGTTGTGGCTAAGAGCAACGAGGGGCAGGTGGAAAGCATGGGGTACTCCAACCTCCGCGCCTGTGCCGTTGGTCAACTCCGCAACAATAAGCTCAAGTGGTCTGACTGGCTCATTACCTTCATCCCGTTCGATGCAAGTCCCTTCCCGGAGGGTGTTGAATCCCGCATGGAACTGCATGGGTGGCTGATGGAAATGTTTGACCTCGTAACTCTCCCCAACGTCTGGCCGGAAGGCGAAGCCCTGACGGATGAATATATCCGTGGCATGGTTCAGTACCTGCGGGAAGACAATGCCTATCCCACTGATGGTATTGTGTTTAAGTTGAACCAGAAGAATGCTATTGCCGCGGCGGGAGAGGCTACCGCCCATCACCCGAAGGATGCTGTAGCCTTTAAGTTCAACCCGCAGGGAGTTGAAACTACCCTTCGCGATGTCATTTGGCAAGTAGGAAGGACAGGGGTATTAACTCCGGTTGCTGTCTTCGATACGGTGAAGATTGGTGGAACCAACGTTTCCCGTGCCACCCTCTCCAACGTGGCTAATGCGGCCTCCTTCCACATTGGTGATACCGTGGAGGTGATTAAGGCAGGGGAGATTATTCCATACGTCCGCAAGGTTCGCGGCTGTGGCAATACGGTTTCCGTTGTCCCTCTGACCTGCCCCTGTTGCGGCTCCACGTTATCCTCTAGTGACCTCAACATCTTCTGTACCAATCCGTTGTGCAGGGATAAGGTAGCGGCCAAGCTGGAATACGCATGCGGTAAGAACGCACTAGATATTGATGGCATGGGACTTGTATTCTCACGTATGATTGCAGACAAACTGCTCGCCGGGGAGAATGATGTAGAGCCTCCGACCGCAGAAACTGCTTACCTCCACCACCCGTTCCTGCTTCTCATGTCCGGCACGATGGACAATCTCATCAACGGAATCCCCGGAACCCAAGGGTACAGAGGATTCCTTGAAATCGTGGAGGAACGGAAGCACCATGCAACCCTTGCTCAATGGATTACTGCGATGGAGATTCCCCATGTTGGTTGCACCCGTGCGGAAAGTCTCTCCTATGCTTACCCCAATCTCTACTCTTTCCTCACTCTCTTCCCCGAAGATTTAAGGAACAAGCGTCATGCGGAGTTCGGCCCCCTGATGACCGAGGCAATTCTGAATTACATGGAGACCGTGCCAACGTGGAACGAGATGACGGCAATGGTTATGACAGGAGATATTCCCAATGCCGAGGGCAATGTTCCCAAGAGCACCGCGTTGCGGGGAGTGAACTTCGTCATCACGGGAACCCTGTCCCAGCCTCGCCATGTATATAACCTGCTCGTTCAGGACATGGGAGGCACGGTCAAGGAGAACGTGTCGAGGAAGACCAACTACCTTGTTGTCGGTAAGGAACCGGGGGAGCACAAGCAAAAGATTGCGAGGCTCCACAAGATTCCTTCAATTACAGAAGAAGAATTCATGCAAATGATTAACCCTTCAATTACAAATGAAAAAAATTCCTAACGAATTTACACGCAACCCCTTCACCTGTCGCCTCATTTTCCGTGAGGCTGGCGTTGCCATCTATGAGCTAACCCATAAAGGAAGCGGGAAGGTAAACAATTATGAGGTTGTCATCATCCGTCAGCACAAAGCGGACAATGATTTCATCAAGGTTAAAGCCGGAGATGAATACCTTCCCAGCACCAGTGAGTGGGGCCAGTATGGATGGACATTCCCCACTCTTGAACTCGCAAACTACAAAGCCAAGCATTTAATTCATGAACGTTCTATGGATAAATCAGGAAGTCACACTTCCGCTAACTAAATCAGTAATAGATAAACAGGTTGAGGCCGCAGAGATAATGGGCCGTGTCTGCTATAAAAGCGAACCGAAGGGCGACCCCATTGCGTTTCTCTCCCGTATCATTAACCGCGGACACGAAAGTGTCATCGAGCATATCAACATCCCGGCAGTCCTCTCGACGGATAGAGCGGTGACACATCAGCTTGTCCGTCATCGTCACATGAGCGTCAGCATGGAGAGCCAGAGGTTTGTCAACTACTCCCGGAAGGGAATCATTTGCTTCGTCCGTCCGCAGTTCTTTAGCGACGAGAAGGTTGACCCGAAGACCATTGAAGAGTTTAAGGATACCTGCCAGAACCTTGCGGAGAAGTACGTGGAACTTGTCCAAGGAGGACTGCCTCCCGAAGAAGCGCGGGGATTGCTTCCGAACTGTACGGCTACGGTGATTGGTGTGACTGCTAACCTCCGCGAGTGGAGGCACATCTTCCGTATGCGATTGGACGGCGCGGCCCAACCGCAAATCCGTGCGCTCCTTCTGGCCCTCCGGCAAAAGGTGGAATTGAAGTATGACCTCGCATGGGCATTCAAGGACATCCCCGTTAATGCTAACCGACTTCATTCCGTTCCAGAACTATGAGCAAAATAAGTCTCAAGAAGTATCGGGAACAGATGGCGGCTAACATGAAAGCCCCAACTGCGAAGCGTCGAAGAGGAAAGTTCAAGTGCAAGAAATATGGAGATAAATTTTACTGGTATCGAGATAGCCCCGCGGAGCAAAAGAAGTTCTTGAGGGAGACAAAAGCTAACAAGCTTCGGTCTCGCATCATGCCTGAACATAAGCAACTTATCCATGCCTCTCTCCGGTCGAAGAAACAACTGACCGAGGAACAACTAACCTATGGTCGCATCCTTGCGTCCAATAAAATATCTACTGGTGCAGTTGGAGAAACTACCCCAGATGAAACCCCTAGCTGGATTAAGGAGGACAACTCCTTTTTCTTCCAGTTTAAATTTCATGGCTATTTCATCAAAGGTGAAGTCCCCGTGGCTCTTGTTGGAAGTTCCTCTGCGGCTCTGGAAATATGCAGGAAGGCGTACAAGTTCGCACGGAGAATTACAAGGAAGTGGACAGTCAAAGAAGGATGTTTAACTCTACCCTCTCCCCGCCTCTTCGTCATAGCCAAGATGTTTATTCGCAAATATATCAACAAACAAATTTACAAGCACCTCACCAAATAGTATGCACGCGCACGAAGCAATCAACGCAATCGTTTCAACCAAGGTAAACTCACAGGCTTTCCCCGACCTGCCGGAAGGAAAGGAATCCATGAACGATGCCGTCAACCACCCGAAGCATTACACCTCCCACCCCAGCGGAATCGAGACCATAGAAATTACTGGCAAGCTTCCCTTCGCATTAGGGAACGCCGTCAAGTATTTGATGCGGTCACAGTACAAGAAGGACCGTATTGAAGACCTCAAGAAAGCACGATGGTATTTGGAGTACCACGCTAAGCACTGGTCCAAGGTGTTCGAAACGTTTGACCTTTACCTTATCCTTGAACAGTTCAGGCGTACAGTCATGAGCCATAGCTACCAACGTAGCCCCGAAGATTCTATTCTGGTACGGCTCTTCTATATCTGGGCGCATGATAAGTTGGTTGAGGTAAACCCCGCATCAGAATTGCAACGATGTATCGGAGAGATTACCCAGCTAATAGAATCCCTCGAAGCGAAACAGAACTAAAACAAAAACCCCGGAAGGAAATATCTTCCGGGGTTTTCGCTTAGAACCCAAACAACTTACAGTCCAAACAGAATGATGTCGTTGCGGATTCTTTATACCATGCAGTACCTATGATGTCAATACCTAACTGACAGGAACTTCGTTTTTCTCAATGCTCGCCATCAGTTCGGCGAGCTTTTTCTTTTTGGTTTTGAGTAGTTGTTCGAGCCTCTCTATCTCTTCGACGTAATCGTGGCACGCATGCTTGGCCGCGTCCTCATAGGTGAGGAAGACAGTGTGGTTGAGATAGCCATTATCTATGGTTCTGAATCGGTGGTTGATGTATTCGATTCTGACACGAGAAACGAAACATTCGAAGGCGACATCAGATACTTCAACGGCTCTCACTGTGGGCAAGCCACCGCAATGTACGTTAATGAACACCGTGCATCCCTTATACAGGGGGAGCTTGCTAGCTTCTTCTGCTGTGAATATTGAGTTCATACGGAGGGAAGTATGTATCAACTTGAAATAATGTCAAGAGCTATTTTAGCCAGCAGTCAGATTCAATATCGAAGTGAGCCTTTACTGATAGGTCGCAACCACATAAGGTACAATAGAGAGGGGCCGCCCCATTAGTCAGGTCTGCCAGCCCGGAAATTTTTTCCTTGAGGAATTTGCGGCCAGCTCCTTCGGCTCCACATGTGGCGCACCCCTGCTTCTCTAAATCCGGGGGAGGCGTAGAGGTAGCATACGGACAGGAGGCGCAGATAGCATAGCGGCGGCGAGCTTCTGCCTCGTCTACAAACCTGTGTCCCCGTCGATACCAGAGAACCATAGTACCGAAGAAGGCCAGTATCTTCTTGGCACTCATGGGTTCATACTCCTTCCATTCAATTCCCTTATCTCCGCAGGTGGTGCAGTACTGGGGAGGGAGAGAAGCGCAAAGCTCTGATTCAAAGAGCGCAACCTGAAAGGGTTCTCCGTTATTCATGAAGAGACGGGCGACCGCCTTGCGGAGTTGTTCCAGTGAACCCGCGGAAACCTTGGTTCCCTTGAGCCTGACACTCATGGATTCGGGGACAACAAACTTCCAGCCTCCCGGAGGGGTGGCCATAATATGATTGGGTACTATACGAAAAGAGGGCATAGGGAGATTGTACTCCCCATGCCCCCGAAGGTCAAGGATATAAACGGAGGGGTTACTGTTTCATCCGATTATGAATTTCCTCCACACTCAATGCCCCATCAATCTGAATGCTACCCTTCCTCATGAGGTTGATAATGAGTTTCTTCTGCTCTTCGATTAGGCGTTTGCCCTCGTCCGTGGTATTAGACTTCTGCAATTCGCGGTTGAGCTTCGCGATAGCCTCACGTCCTGCTTGCGGGCTAATGATGTAGGGCATGATGCCTTTCATGGCCGCGCCGTAGGTCTTGGCACTCATACCGGAACTCTCAATCGCGGAAGCCAGAACTTCCTTCCGCAGAGCGGGGTCAAGCATGTTTGTAATTTCCGTAACAAACCGGACACTATTGACTAGCTTGGTGAAATTCTTCACGGCATCCGCGGTCTCCAAGGCTTCCATAGATTCCACATCCACCCCGGATTCCATTCTCTTGTAGAAGTCCGGACGAAGAACGCTCATTCGCTTCGACTTAGTGACCGCCGCGTTGGCATTCTTTAACCCGGCGGCAAGGGCTTCGGTCAAATCCTTCGGACGACGGAGGCCCGCACCCAAGGACTGTAACCCGTATGCCGCGGTACTCATGTCAGGTGTATCGCTAAACGCTTGTTTACCTGACTTGACTGCCCAGCCGTAGAAGGGAATCTTTTTATTGGCAACCGTCGCGAATCGTTCAAGGACTTGCCATGTATGTCCACTGCCGAACGAGGGGTTCAGCCCTGCGGCCAACAGGATTGCGTTGCCAACTGCCGGAAGAACGTTGACACTTTCATCATCGGAGAGGCTATGCTTGTAATTGAAGTCTTCCTCATTAAACAATTCAGAAGCGGCATTCAAAAGGAGGGATTCTTCAAGCACCGTATTTTCCAGCAGGTTTTTCAGTTCGGCAACCTTGTTCATCCCCCACTTGTCCACATCCATATCCATGAAGAGGCTGGGCAGGGTTTTGGCTAACACCTTGATGGTCTTGAACGGGTTCATGTATTCAAGGTTCAAATACTCGAACTCATGTCGCTTCATATCTATGATGCCAATCAAGTCCCCGAACTTATCATAGTCAGGAATTAGCCCACTATCTGCCAGCTTCCTCATGACTTCCGCGTCGTCAATGATTTTACGGTCATCGTCATCTCCCAAGACACTGGTGATAATCTGTCGGGCAACCCAGGAAGAGACCGCAGAGGTTGCAGAAATAGTTCCTACGGAACCAGCGATGCGAACGAAAGCGCGTCCCAAGAGGTAAGCCCCCTCCTTCTTCATGCCGTTATTGATGGCCCACACACCGTCTACCCCTTCACCTATGGCGTGGCCAAGGTTGTAGGCTACAGACTGGGCGGTATGGTACTGGAACATGAAGAACGGAGCCGCAACTATATTCAGGGTTTTCACCCACGAAGGAGTACGTGAACCCGTGGGGAGCAAGCTCTTCACCATGTGGGCAGTATACCTGTCCACATAAGCATCCCAACTCTGGGTAGTCTGGCTCGCGTCAAGGAGTATCTGGTCCCGCGCATTGGGGTTGGCCTTGCCTTTCGCCCGTGCCAGTTGTACCTTTAATTGGGTATCGGCAATCGCTCTCTGGTTAGTGAAGAGAACAATCTTGGCCGCCGCGTCCGGCAAGCCATAGGCGAAGGACATCGTTTTGATGGGCCATGCTACGACTTTGCCCGCCATCTTGGCGGCATCCTTAGCCACCTCGCCCTTCGTCCGTTCCTGTTTCTCGTTCAGAGCTTCGGCCAGTTTGAAGAAGGAATCCTCATTCACTTCTTCAAATTCTCCTGCCATCTTACTGAACTCGTCAGACTTCCAGACGTTGCGCAGGAACTCCCCTTGACCTGCGTCCAGCAGACCAAGCTCTTGCCAGTAGCGAATCTTCTCGTTGTACCTGTCTTCCGCGGCCAGCAGTCTATCCGCGGAAGCCTGTGAAGCAAGGTCCTTGCCCTGTGATAGCCACCATAGCTTACGCAACTGGACCCAGTCCCCGACAAGGTTTGCGATGTCTTTACTCCCCGTGAATGGAAGTGCACCCGCATGGGTCATTTGAGCTACTGTACCATATAAGTTACGTAACGTGGGATTAGGACTCGCTATTAAGACAGAAAGGTTAGCCAAGCCACCCGCCTTATTCCACCATCCTTGCCCCTTGCCGGACTTCTGCCAGTACTTGCGCACCTCCTTATAGTCGTCCGTCCTGCTATTCAGGATGTCGTCGCTCGGTCTGTAGATGCGGTAGATGGCATCGGCTACATCCTTGTCGGCGTACATTCCGTTTAACGCATTCTTCGTATTCTTCAAGGAGATTTCCACCATGTCCGAGGTACGGTTTGTGGAATTCGGGGGTACGACCACACCCTGCGCTTTCAGTACGGAGGCATACTCGTCAGCAAGCAACTGGTTCACGGCAATCTTCGACTGCATGGATAGGGTATTCTGTAACGTCCCAATGGCATCCCCAATGGTGAGGTCGCTAAGTTCATACATAGCTTTCCTCTGCCATTCGGGCAAGCGTTTCCGCTGGGCCAGCGCATCTTCATTCGTCCTCTTCTTGGACAGTACTTCGTCAATGGCCTTCATGGCATCGTTCACTGCGAGGCGGGAGAGTTCCGGATATTGCAACGCTTTCAAGTCGGTAGCGGAGATGACGTTGCCCATGCCGTTCATCCTCATGAGAACGCCAGCCTGACTGCGAAGAAGATTGAGCGTCTTGTCCAGTCGTTCTGCGGCATTCATATCGGGCGTGTTCCATATCTGGTCGATGGCCGAAGTCGGGATAGTGGGGATGGCCTTGTTCACTTCGGAAGCCACGGATTCCGGGGATTGAAGACTGCCGATTTTGTCCGCAATCGTTTTTCCCGGAAGGCCGGAGAAGACTTCGGCGAGGAAACTATCTCTGGCTTTCATGTCCAGAGTTTCCTTCCTCTCTGTCATCTTTGACTTCGTGCGATAGTCTGCCTGTGCTATCATGCTCATGGCCTTATTATATATGGCACTGATGTTGTGGCCGTCTCGCAGGTCCGCAAGTATTTGAACCGCACCGAAGTTGTTCTGAATGAAGTCCAGAATCTCCCTGTTCCTGTAGTTCTTGGCTACACCCTCGAACAGGAGTTTATAATTCGCGGAGGCTCTCGGTGGAGCGGATACCAGCGGAAGTTTCAACTCGTCGTGGAGCGCGGCCAATGCCTGCATGTTGTCCAGCACTTGGCTTACGTTTTCGGACAGTTCTCTCTGGTGCGCTTCGGCATGAGAGATTGCGGCTTCCTGCAACAGTTTCGTCAGACCGTCGTATTTCTGCGCCCGTTCTCCGTTGGGGTTTGCGATGATGTCCTTCATCGTCCGGGTGAAGTCTCCGGCACGGCGTCCAACGGCCATGTAGGTGCGATGAAGATAATTCATCTCCGCGGCGTTGTCAGCCATACGGCTATCTCCAATGAGCTTGGCAATAGAGATTTGCGTTGCGGCAATTTCTTTACGGGAATCGGCGATGACATTGTGGACCAGTTGACCTACAACCCCCTGTGACAGAAGCCACTGTTCAGCGGCATCCCGCTTAGCCATATACTCCGCTTGTTTTTGACGGCGTGCATTGAGGATAGCGTTGTCCCGTTTCAGCCACACGGAACCAGCAGGGGTAGCTACGCCAGCGCGAGTTACACCCGCCCCCTTTGTTGCGGCATGGAAATCCTCATTGGCTTCCCGGATGATTTGTTTAGCTTCGGCCCGTGCCTTAGCGATGTCCTGAATCATAGGAGCGATGACGGGATGGTTTGTACTCTCCGCATAGAGGAAGTCATTGCGAAGGTTGGACCACCTGTCCAGAAGTTCCTCCATAGAGAAGGGACTATCCGCTTCGTTAATCATATCCGTGAGATAGTTTTGCGTGTCACGGGCAAGGCCAAAGTAGGTGGATTCCAGATTGGCATCCCCCGTCGCGGAGATACGAGAGCCAAGGTCGGAGAGCGATTTGTGAATCTGCTGGGAGAGCATGGGGAGAGCTACCTGCTTGTCCAGCATGGCTCCATATCCCTTGCCGCTCATGTCTTTAATCCGGCGCATCATGTCGTTGATTTCCAATCGCCCTTCACTATTAAGCGCAAGGGAGTTAGCCAGACGCACCGCTTCCGCGTGCCTATTGACGGCATCGGTGACAGTCTTCTTAGCCAACGCGATACGGAAGTCGCGGGTCTGTTCATGCTGACGAACTTCTGCTTGAGCCTCCGCGTTAATGCGTGCAACAGTTTCAGGGTCAATATCGTTGTCCATATTCCCCGACATGTCAAGAATGGACTTGCTCCATTTCTTTCGCGTAGCGGCATCCCAGCCCAGATTATCCGCACGGCGTTGAAGCATATCACCAATTTTGTCAATGCGTTTAATACTGCGTTCATACGCCGCATTCACGTTGGCCATTTGTTCCAGCACAACCAGCTTCTGTTCCTCGGACTTAACATTGATGCCAGCCTTGTCCCAGTTCTTGGTTACACCCAGCCATCCGTTCTTAATACTAGTCACCCAGTTCCCGGCATTCGTGCCAATGATTTCTGCACCAAGGCCGAAGGACAATCTCCGGGTCATGTCAGTCTCATAGGCCATCGGGTTAAAATAATCTACCCCGTTGCCCATAGTATAGTCCGTATCGTCTACCTTCCATGACGGAGTGCGAGGCATATCGAACCACTTGCCGGGGGTCATGTCCGCGACGCGGGCCACATAGGAATCCCATTCAGCCGCGCGTTCTGCGGCGGTGGTTCCGTCCATATCGTCCGCAGTTTGTCGCACGTCCCTAATCAAATCTTTAAGCCATTCGACGAGGCGCACATGAATAGGCTTCCGGCCTCCCGCCGCTTCGGCATAGCGAGCCAAATCCGTGATGGTGATATTGTCTCCGCTAGCTTCCGCTACCATGAAGTTCATGACAGGATTGGAGAACGCGACACTGGCAAATTCGTCCGCACCGCGGAGACCGTAGTTGAGGTCGGAAGCGAGCGCGGCGATGGCGTTCATCTCATTGATGTCCACGCTAGCGTCATACATAGCGGAGAGACTATCGACAATGTTGTTGTAGTTCTCTGCAATCGCGCTTCTAATCCTATCCATCCGCTGGGAATAGTCCGTGTTGGTGGTACGAAGATGACGGTCAATGAGGTGGATGACTTCGTGTAGTACCGTTCCCGTTACGCTTTCAATCGCATTGTCCCGGTTCACGTACAGGTCAATGACACCGCCGACAAGCTTCCCGTCCGTGCCGTTCATGTAGGTGATACTGGCAGGGGAAGAGATGTTCGCCGGAGCATTGGTTGCACGGATAGCAACGTCCAAACCAGCGGCATGCAGTGCGCGGAGCACTCCATCAATGGCCGCGGCCTGTGCGGGGGAGGCATTAGCTTGAAGGTCCGAAAGGATGCCGCAGGCATTTGCGCCAGTCCCATCCGTCGGGAGATTGAGAGCGGAGACCTTGTCTCCCCACTTGGTGCTAGGTGTCCCTCCCTCACCCGTGTTGTACATGCTTGCGTGCGGAGCGATGACAATGGTTTCTCCCGTGTTGCTGGTAATCATGGGGGCGTTAATCCCGGTCATCTCGTTCAGGGAGACGAGCTTCGCGCCGCGGTCAAGAGGTGAACCGGATGAGAGCCATGCCCCGGTGTTGGGGTCGAACGAGGCGATTGCCGCATCCAAGGTATCCACGGTTTCCACGGATGCCTCGGTAACTACTCCCGTCTCTACCATAGCGGCAACGGGGGCAATAGCATTGTCCCTCTCCTTCCGTGCAACTGTTACCGGGGATTCCTTGGGTTCCGTGGTAGCCGGGGATTCCGTCGCTTGCGGGGGTTCCGTCAATCCGTTGATGACGTGAAGAGCGGCGTCGAGGTCTTCATCTCCTGTAGTAAGGATGGACAGGTCGTCGTCTACTTCGATAACCTGAACCCTGTCTCCCATAGCATCAAGGGCTTCGGACAACATGGTGCGCATGGTATTGATGCTGTCCTCGTTCGGGTAGGTCAAGGTATTGGGCAGGTCGTTAATGGCTTCTGCCATGAAGGAGCTTGCCGCGGCACTGCCCTCATAGGTATGTATTTCGGAGGCCCGTTCAACTAGGTTGCGGAACTGGGTGAAATTGCTAATGCCAATGCGCACCGCGCCCTCCGTCCATGCCTTGCGGGTTTCGCCGGACAGGGTAAGTCCTTCATTGGCGATAGATTTATCCACCCATTCGCGAGCTACCTCTGCGGCATCTCCCTTTTCCCCAGCGACCTTAACGACGCTCTTGCCCGCATCCACCAGATATTCTGACACGTTGCCCTTGGTAATGGCTTCGGCCACATCCCCAATGATATTGCTCGCCTTTTTAACTGTGTCGTCAAGAAGAGAAGAGGCTTCACTCATATCCATCCTAGGTGCGGCTTCGGTTTGGAAACGTATGTTCCCTTCCCCAGCTAAATGACTACCGACGTAGCCGCCGATACCTCCGAGGAAAGCAATCTTTATAGCCCCACTAATCACTTGGTCAGTAGTGGCAATAGAGGATTCGGAGATTTCTCCGTTCTTCACCAGTTCAGTAAATGCCCACTCTTGGAATTCGTCTGCCAGTTCTTCGGTGGCTCCTTCCACTGCGGCCATGCTCGTGCTGTACAAATAGGAAGCAAGGGCAAACGTCCTCTCCTTGGTATTCATTTCAGCCCACGGCTTGCTTCTCCATCCGGCCATCTTCTGTTCAAGAGTTTGGAATGGAGATTGACCGCGAAGGTTTTTAGCCCCAACAATCTTACGCATGAAGGAATCCATACCTGCGCGGTTGTTGATAAGCGTACTGCCAGTGGAGACCAGAGCCGCACCAAAGAGGGCACGCATGTTGGCAATGCTCTGCGCCCTGTTCGTATTCTCGGCAGTCGGTTCCTTCCCTTCCATCTCCCTATCATAAATGGTATAGAAGATGTCGGAGTAAGCATTCGGTGCAACCTGCGAGACGATGCTAAGATTTACCCCGGCCCCGGCTCCTGCCCGTTCGAGGTTCAACGCCGCAAGGTTGTCGAGGTTGCGCTGAATAGTTCCACTCAAACGTCCTGCCAATCCCGGACGGGCGGCAGGGACAAGAGCTTCGGCCCGCTTCGCTACGACGTTAGCCGTTGCCTTCGCGAACCGCGATAGCGCGGTACGTTCCAGTGCACGGCCAGCGAGGCCGCCAACTTTACCAGCTCCCGCGGTCGCTACCATTTGGTAGCCGAGGTTAGCGATTTCCGCAGTATAGTCCGCAAGGATATTGCCTCGAACAAGTTCAGCTTCCGCTTCCTGTTTTTTGTTCAGCTGGTTCCAGAGGGTTCGGGTATGCTCCATTGCCGCACGACTGCCAACTGCATTCTGCGCAAAGAGAAGAGCACCGTAGGCGGCCCCCGTCCCAAGGTCGATGGCCTTGTGCGTGCCTATCTGGAACCCGCGGAGAATAGGGTTAATGTGTGCCTGACCTCTCTCCTGCCACGCGGAGAGGATGTCCTCATCGCTCTTGCCTTCTTCCTTCTGTTCGTTGTAGAAATTCTTGAAGGAAAGGTACTTGTCCAGATGCTTCATGGTTTCGGTCCAGACAGGGTTGAACCGCATGCCGGAGCCGAGCCACGTATCACGAAGCGTTCCCAGCGTCTCGTCCAATGCAATGTTGTCCTTCACAAGTTCCTGTGCGGATTTCGTGCGGAGGTTCTGGAACTTTTCAATGGTGCGATTGATAAGCTTCTCGTCCGCACCGCTTGCGCGAAGAGCCTCAATACTCTGGTCCATCAGCCGATTGTCGTAAAGGGCATTGGGGTTCAGTTCGAGTGTGGCGTTCGTATCAACTTCCTTGGTGTGCGGATTGTACGCAAAGAGACTGCCACGGCCAACGCCCAAGTCACCCATGCGTGCGGCGTGGGAGAGGGAGTTGAGGGCATCGCGAGTACTTTCGATATGGTACTGGGCCATATATTCCTTCAACTGTTCAGGACCTACTTCAAAGGTAGGACCTCCCACTACACCATACTCCCATGAGCCACGCTTCGTTCCCTTCCTCCATTCCATCGTACTCATTGGGTCAGTGGTCTTGCCCACACTATTCCCCGGTTGGAAGGTAAGTACGTCCGCAACTTGTCCTGCCGCGCTTCGGTAGTTAGCCAGTGCACCTTTGACTGCATCCATGAGAGTGCCTTTCGGTGTGGCTTTGGAGGTAAAGTCCTGAATCAGTTTCGTCGTCCCGGCCTGTAGTAATATATTCTTCGGAACCCCCGGAAACCTTGTAGCCAATTCTTCCATCATGGCATCAGCCATTGCTTTCTGGTAGTCGGAGGTTACCACGGCATGACGCTCGGTGGCTAAGGTATTTGCTCGTTCGCGCACTGCATCCATGTCCACGCCGGGGGCAAGGGCCAATGCCGCAGAAGCTACTGCTTCGGGGTTAAGGAGAGCATCCCTTAGTCCCACGGCATCCAATCCGGTGTAGCTCTCTTCCATCCGCGAGACAATGTTGTCCACGGCTTTAACCTGCGCTACTGCCATTTCCCCTGCACGTTTAGCGGCGGGAGAAAGGGAATCGGATTCCTTGGCTTCCGTACTCCGGGACAGGTAATCCCCGTAGTCGCGGACAAGTCGGAACATTTTGCTGGGAGACTTGGAAAGGTTGGCGAGTTCAGCAAAAACATTCCCAGTAAATGAAGGTGCTGAATCAGAGAATTCGCCAACGCCAAGCTCCCCCACGCTCGTTTGGCTGGGGGTTTTCTTCTGCATGTTCTCCGTCGAAGCGGACCGGTATTTGTTGTAGAGAGACTTCGCGGCTCGGTAGTTGCCAATGTCTTCGCGCCTAATCGTATTGATGACGCTTTCTATTTCTTCTGCGGTGTAAGCAATAGGTGCGGTCTCGATGGCTTGCGCCGTAGGTTTACCTGTTCCAACATCTAGATTCGAGTTGAGGTAATCCTTCCGGGCCTTTTCCATTGTGTTGGCAATGCCTTTGGCCACCGTCTTTGCGTCCCGGTTTCTGTCCGCGGCAATGGCGAGGAACTTTTCCGTTACCACGGGGTTCCCGTCCTCTCCACTTCCGAAACCAGAGCGGGATAAGAAGGCGGGGTGCGTAGGCGTAAGCTCGGAAGAAGACACAACGGTAAGTCCCGTATTGTTGGCAAGCTTCTTAATGGCCTCGCTATCGCCGCGGGAAGCGGCCTTCAAATCAACCAGCGCATCTTCGCCGCGGTCTACGTAATCTTTCGCGTCATCAATCTCGACGAAGTTGAAGCCACGGTTTCCGCGGTTCAAGACACCGAGGGCTTTCTGCTCTTCCGCGGCTTGCCATCCGGCTTCCGTATGCGCCCTGCTCTTCTTGTCCCATTCCGCTTCGTTTGCATCCTTGGCTTTCTGTGCCTGTTCCTTCTCAAAGTCATCAACAGACTTAAAGAGGAAGGTGTCATAGTCTGCGGTCGCCGTCGCTCCCTTCTCGGCACGGGTCTGTTTCTTTTCCGCTAACCTTTGCTCGCGGTCCAGTGCTTTCTGTTCTCGGTCCTGCTGTTTCTGCGCTTGCGTCTCTTGCCACGCGGCGTGCCTTTCTGCGGCACGCTGTTCGCGCGCAATACTGCTTCCCGACTTCGGAGTGAAGTCGGACATATTGGCGGTACTAAAGTCAATAGCCATGTTTGTTGAGTATTAGTATAATAAGTTTGCCCCACTCATGTGGGTCTTCAACATCCTATCATGAGTGGGGCGAGGGTCAAGTGAAATATGTATTATGTCAAATTTATTTTCGGAAGTCCAAGTGAGTGAACTCCGGTCCCTTCATCAGTTCAGTGTAGAGGGTGAGCCTCGTTTGCGGGTCTTTCTTCCGCAGGGCCTGATACTGGGCGTACTGGCGGGCGAAGCGGGGGTCCCGGATATTCAATCTATTCCTGAACATGTTGCTAAGTTCCTTTATTTTGGCGCGTTCCAATTTTTCGAGGGTCTTAATCTCCTTGCCATACTTTTCCGGCTGGGCGTACATGGTTCGGACGCGGAGGTATGTTTGCGCCTGTGCTCTTGCTTCGGGGCTGGCCGTATCATCCCTCAAGGTTCGTAGCATACTCTCGGCAGTTCCAGTACCCGCAGTCGTCGGGACGCTCGTGGGTACGGGAGCATTGCCAGAGGGGAGAGCAGAGGCGGGGAACCTAGAGCCAGAGGGGGCGGCAGTAGTTCCCGCGGTAGCTCCCGCGGCGGTTCCCGCGGCGGGCGCATTCTTGGTCCGGCTCTCTACAAACTTGCTATATATCGCGTTCCTCTGCGCTTCCGGCATGGACATAAATACCTTGTACTTATCCGGGCCAAGCATCTTCTCCGCATGCGCATAGAACCCAGCCGTGGAGGTGTCAGGGCTAGCGGTTGGAGCGGAAGCCTTCGCTTGCCGGGGTGTAGCCGTTTGTGTAGGCATGGTCGGAGATATGACGGGCATCTGCCCACGGCTTATGTTCTGGTCCACACCACGAAGCATGAGCCTGTCCTCCGCAGAGAGTTTCCCTGCCGCGGCTTGTTGCATGCCCGCCGCATAGGTTGCCCGTTGCTGGGCGGCGTAGGCCGCGCTGTTAGGGTCAACCGCTCCCGGCACTGCTGGTTCAGTAATCCCCCGTCCATAGGGACTAGGAGACTGGGCCGCCGCGGGTGCCGCGGATGCCAGGGGATTCTTGATGCCGTGGTTACTATTGGCCGCGGCGATGGTGTTCATCTCCTTCGCGTCGACGGGTTTGTTCGGGTCGTTGTTATTCATTGGACGGAGGGGGATGTCGGGGTTCGTCTTCGGAAGCACCTCGTCCATCGTCTTCTGCTTAATGGACTTGGCGGCGGGGATACCCCCGCGCGCGCTCGTCTCACTGGATATATCTGTTCTCTTGGTTGCCATTGGATTTACATGAGGTTAAGTCCGGGGCACTGCATGATGCCGCCGTTCTGAATAATGTTCGGAGCCTGATACGTGCCCTGACGATATTTGCGCAGGTGGTCGTTCAGGTATTTGACGGCAAGGCCGTAGCTGTCCGTCCCCATTTGGGTATTGCCCTGTTCATTATAGACCACGGCCAGCATCATCGCCTTCAATGCGGGAAGACATCCGGGGTAGATACGAACCTCCTTGTCCTCCCATGCCGCGTCATCATAAATGTTAAGGGATAGGCCGCGCAATGCGCACCGTGCCGAAACCGTCATGACGTTGCTCGTAGGGTTATCGTTGATGCCGTTACTGCCAGACAATACCGAGTAGGTGCGGAGGTTCTGTTCATTCAGCCCCATGTCCAGCATGATAGCATGATAGCCGCTGTCGTGCTTGGGATATTCGGAACGGAACCAAGTATTGCTCTCAAACATGGCCCGGTCAATGATGTGGTATTTCTTGCCACTGGGCGACCATGCCTCGACAATACTATCATACTCTTCGGGCAGGGAGATAGAACCCCCGCGAGGGATTCCTTCAAAGTCCAAGGTTTCCACGGAATCCGGGGATACCGTGGCCTCATTGAGCAGGAGGTTCTGCGCTTCCTTCAATATGCGACGGAAGTCAACATTGGACTTGGACGGCGGCTGGTTTGTGATAAGCATACAAAGCTCGTCACAAACATTGCGATAGGTCAAATAGGATTTGGTAATAAATGCCATGAGCTTTAATTGGGAGGATAGATTGTTACTTTCTTGCAAAGCATGCCGCCGTTCCATGGGGATGCGTAATAGGAGGTCACGGGTTTCCAGTCAGTCTCGGAGGTTCCGGCGAACGTGGTATTGAACGCACCGGGAAGCCACTTGGCATCCTGATTGCCGATTGTTACGGAGACATTCATGGGCGCATGGAGACATGCGGGCATACGGTAATCGCAAAGCGGCGTGGAGAAGTACCCGCTGTTCGTCGTGAACTGCGGTGAAGTACCTAGGCCCCAGCCCTTAGGCCATGTACCGTCAGGGGAGAATGCCTCTTCAACCACGGCAGTGCAGGGACCGGAATAGCTGTCCCTCTTCATCGTGGTCTGCGGGAAGTACTGTCCAGCATTCTTGCCAGAAAGGTCGGGCCTCGTATTCCACGGAACCCAACGAACTGTACCGAGCACGGCGGGAAAACTGTAGTTCATCGTCGTAGTATATTTTTTGTAGTACCCGATTCCCGGAATCTGCATGTAACTATCTACGGCGTAGCAGGGGTTCACCCACTGCCGGAGTACGACGCGGGACACGTTGGTATTCTTCTGGAGCTTGAATGTATTCCCGGTCAAGGTAGCTACGGTCGCACCAAACTGGAAGTAAGGGTATCTCGTTCCATTGTAGGAGAGTTCAATCCGGTTTGCTACTGCCGCCTTCAATGAGTAGGTTCCATCCGTGTATTCGCTCTTCTCGCCATTGCGGGTCACAACAGAAGGAGGCTCATTAGACGATGATACGGAAGAGGTTACTGCAATGTCGAATATCTTGGTGCCGTTGAGCTTAATGGGAATGTTCCCGTTAATGGCGATGCCATTAGGGTTCTCTACCCAGACCAGCATATTGAGCTGACCGTTAGCGACATCGAGGAATACCTTGCTAATCTCGGTGGGGAGGGAGCCAACCGTAAACTTCATTTCGGGGTTGTAGGTTCCCCGCTTATATATCCCTGAACCATCCATATAACCTATGGGAAGCGTCCAGGTCTGGCCAGATACTCCTTCACCGTACAGCGTGTCGGAGATAAGCCCTTCCATGCTAATCTTGTAATTGCCGTCCGCAGTGTACCATGGGCCATCCGGGTTGACATTGTAGTAATGGTAGGCCGTAGAGATGGTGCCGGGAGATTGCTCCACGGGCATGCTATTCTGCACATACATGGGCCACCAGCGTTTGTTCTTGTAACAGACCATTACCACGGTTCCCCTGTCTCTCCCCGGATTGTTGGAAGTGAATTCGCAGGTGAATGCGAAGTAGTTGGAGCACGAAGGATAGCTGGGGTCGTTCCATCCGTTGATGACATTGAAGTTAGAAAGCAATCCCGTGGGGCTGGGGTTGTCCTCGCCAACAGAGAAATCGCTGAGGTTGTAGTTCTCTTTAACCCACACAGTGTCAGGGATGGATATGGAAACCTCAGTTACCGGGGATTCCAGTTTGCGCCCGTAATAGACGTTACCCACGGAGTCCGTGTATTTCTTGAACCCTTCTTCCTGCCAGTCCTTATCGAACTCGGTGGAGGGTTCATGCACGATTTTACGAAGCACCGGATAAACCTGATTCGTTATCCGGTCGAACTGGCTCTCCCAGAACTCGTCAATCTGTTCGTAAGTGGTACACTGCTTTCTCGTCTCCTTCTGGCTATATCCTTCATGGACCACCACAGAGGAATCTACACGCCATTGGCTACAGTTCTCGCCGGGGTCAGGAGGGTCAATCGCAGGGACATCGCCGTTCGCTGTCCAGTCAACGGACTGGCTAGTCGTCACTGTCGTATTGATGCACCGGACAAAACGGGAATCAGGGTTACAACAATTACCGGAGAGGCTGTTCTGTTCCTCTTTCTCCGCAATGTTACTGTTCCGTTTGTACATAGATACAAGGGTGTACATCTGCGTACTCGGATAACTGCCCTTGTCCCAGCCAGCACTAACGGGCTTATTGTCCAGTTCAAGGAGGGGCATGTGAGGAATGCGGGCCTGACCCGGTTCCTTCCCTCCACCATCGACGGGCCAAAGCGGCGCGGCCCAGACCTCTCTCGATAACTTAATTGCAGTCTGCGCCACCCATTCAGATTCGGGCAGGGACGTTCCCGGACCACCTTCATCCCACACCGTATCTCCCTTCTGCCAAATGTTATAAGGGACGAACTCTTTAACCACCGGGCCGGGCAGGGTTTTATACACACGGATGACCCTACGAAAGTACTTGCGCAGGTGTTCCTCTTCGAACTGGGCTACTTCTTCATATACCAGCTGGGCATCGTATGCCGTGTAGAAATGCTGGTCATAGAAGTCAGGGTCAAGCTTTTCGTTGCTGGGGTCAAACGAGCCAAGAGGGAGCGGGGCATACGCGGAATCCGTGGGTTCCACCCATTCCCGTGTAATCTCGTAGAAGTCCTTCAACTCTTCCGTGTCTGCATCCGGCCCCATGAACTTACCCGTAGCGGCAGTATCTTTCAACGTATAGCCGTCACGGATTTTCTTCATGTCCTGAATGTTATATCGGAACTGCTGTTCCGGCGGGACCATGTAGTAGAAACGATAAACGTGCTGTCTCGCCGCCTCATTGACGGGTTCGACATGCACGAGAACTGCATCCCGCATAAACGGGAGGAAGGTCGTACCTGCGGTGGGTACGAACGGAGTTCCCAATTCAATGGTAATCTCGCTGGGATTCTTGGCAATCCTCTCAACGAAGAACATCACGTTCTTTACCACAGGAGTGGGAAAGTTAATTATCGGCTCACCCATTGGCCTGTCAGGACTGAACCCATTGCGCCACGTGGAATCCGTGGTTCCAATGGGTATCGTCGGAGGCTGTGGGTTGGAGGCCGGAGTGTTAGGAATTAAGGCCACGATTTTTATTGGTTTGATAGAACGGCATGATTGCACCGGGAAGCGGGGGTGTCCACATCATGTGCACATGTCCGTTCAACGTTAATTGCATTGGTTCTCCCCGCTGAAAACTTACTGTCTCGCCCGGATAATAGGTGCGGTTCGTTCTCCTGTCAATAACATATCCTCGTATGACAAGTAATTTATGGCTTCTCTCCGCGTCAATAATTCTTGGCAGTTGAACTTCTTCACGAGTTTTAACCTGTGTAACCGAAGAGGTAAGGGTTTCTCCGTCATAACGAATTCCTACTTTCCCTCGTAAAAAATAGGCCCATTGGTTTCTAGGCAGTTTTAGCTCACCCTCGCGACCAAGAGGAAGGGAGGCATAGAATTGATTCCGTGCATGAATCTTTTCGCCACACGCGCGAATTCGTTTTTGCAACTGACTAAGATTCCGAGACAACTCGTTTTCGAGTTGTTCCTGCTCGGGGCTTTTTCGGAACAGATTGAACAGCTTCATTTCTGTCGGAGGGGGGGTGTATCTTGTTGCGAGATAGCGCAGAAGACGCGGTCGATTATCTCTTCGTGGTCGCTTCGTAGATTGTCTATTTTTCCATGTAATTGGTCTAGAGAATCATCCAACTCGGACATAACTCTTAGAGCTTCTTGCAATAATATGAGAAAGGACTTCTCCTTGTCAAGACTAAACTCTATTTTTTTTGAGAGGTACTTATACGCCAGCTTTACTGACACGTAAATAACTCCCACAAATACGAGATATGCGGGAGACATTTCATCGACGATACGAGTGAGAAGCAAAGTCCACACGTTGCCGTCAATGGTGTTTAGCTGTGCGACGAATCTAAACATGGCGGCAAGGAATTACCTTGCCGTCATGTTATCATTTGGGGTTTAACGGGTCAAGAAAATTCCCCGCTTATTTCCTTGACAACAGAGTAAGAGCGTAGGCATGTCGCGCATCGCATCGGTTCATCCAGCCCGTAAGGAACTTTTCCTTCACCGGATTGGCCTTCACAATGGAGCGATAGCGGGCACGACAAGCGCGGTCCAGCGAATCGAGGACTACCATTTCATCCCATGATTGAATGGCACGCGTCCATGCGGCTTGTGTATTCTTGCCCCACTTACCATCAATAGTGAGGTCGAGCATGCGCTGGACAACTTTAGTCGTTCCCGCCACTCCCATGTTGAAGGTCATGTCGCGGAGCATGAATTCAATGGGGTAGCTTCCTGCAACTCCCTTGGCAACCAGTGGTTCAGTATTGACCAGTACATAGCAGAGGCATTCATCCCATGCCGCTTCTCTATCGCCCCGGTCCAACATGGATTTGATTAGATTGAATTCCTTGGGTTCAATTCCATCACAGATACCTGCAATCTCCCACTTGCCACCGCCGTCACCAGAGGGGAGGCGAGTTACGCGCAGAGAATCGGGACCTGTAATCTTGTAGTCCTCCATGTTGAGAATCTTCTTAGCCATGCCCTTGCGGATAAGCTCGGCCGGAGGTTTCACGGGACCCGCGGATACCGGGGAATCGTTGGGTTGTTCATCGGGTACCGTGGATTCCGTGGGTTGTATCTTCTTCCATATGGCATCAATGGTCTTATCACCAAGGATACCATCGGGCGTAGTTCCCGCCCACTTCTGTATTTCCTTTATCTTGTCCTTTTTTGTCATCGGTTTCTTTCTACTTTGATTCCGTCAGGGGTTAGCTTCCCCAATGAGATTTGAAGGTTAATAATGTTCGCCATCGACTGGGCAATTTCTCTGGCCCAGCTTTCGAAATGAAGAGTGCCCAATGGGGTGGCAATGTCCGTGAGAATGGTGGCAATAGCGTCCCCATTCATGGACACCCTCACGGCATCCGAGAATTCTTCTACCTTGGCTTTCGCGGGTAAGTGGTCGATTTCGTACCACATAACATCCTGTATCTCTTCGTCTTCATCATCCGCTTGGGGATATTGGACACGAACGACACCAGCAACATCCTCGTCGGACATTACCCGGAGGATAGACCCTGTTGGGATGCTATCCCCACACATGCCACATCTCCCCGTATCTATCCGAAGAACAACGTCGCCGCACTTAAATCGGGCCTTAACTTTTCCGGGTTCTATTTTCATTTTCGTTTTTGGTTTTGTTTATATCTGGTAATATGACATGCTCGTTAAGGTCCTCAACAATACACTTGGCCCAGCCCTCTACTTCCCAGCACATATCGACCTCTTGGTCGCCCAGCCGGTACTTGGTAGGTATGCGGAGAACGGGCTGATAGTTGAAGAGGATGATAGCCTCGTCCCGTGTGTATCGGACGAAGACTTCATGTTTGGTCTCTTCCACTAGCTCAAACTCATAGAAGGGGAACCGCTTATGTGTCCCATCCACGGTCTTGACAAGGATGCGACGGTCCATACCTTCCTCTTCTTGGACGTATACTAGGGAACCCTCCGCTAAACTCTCACGTATTTCTGGATGCCTTCCGGTGTCGATGAACCGAACAAGGTCTCCCTTTTTGAATTTGCGTTTGTTAGTCATTGAAGATTGGTTGTTCCTTTTCGACGAAGGTAATCCCCGTGTCGGATTCTTCCGTCATGCATTTCTTAATCTTGTCACGAAGTTCGATTGCCATTTCGAGGGCGAAGTCTCTTGTCGGAAGTCCCTTCTCATCCTCATTCCTGTGATAGGGGAACATGGCAATACGGTAGTTTCGATGAATCACCGCAATGATTCCTGCTCGCGGGTATTCCATTAAGAAGGTTTCCAGCAGGTATTTATCGTTGGTCATTGTTGTTCCTTTCCAATTTGATTCCCTTTTCGGTTTCGATAATCGTGCTCTTCTCAATTTTGCGGGCGAGCTTGTTGGCTAGTTTCTTAGCTTGCTTCTTGGTGAAGAAGCCACTTTCATCTTCCCCGCAATAGTTGAAAATGGCGACGCAACTTCCTCTGTGCATGACACGGAACATTCCGCTAGTAGGGCAGTCACAAATATAGGTATCTGAATCGTTATTCATCGATGTTGAAAATGATTTGGTTAAGTGATACTCCCTCGATGGTACAAACTGTCCCTCTGCTAACGATGTAGCGGGCAATCTTCGTTGCCAGTTTCTTTGCGGAATCTCGTGTCATATATCCTTGTTCACCAGAGCCAGTGCAGTAAAGAAAATCTGCAATGACACTTCCACAGTGAGTTACTCGGAAGAATCCAAATCCTTTGTCTTCTAAAATAGCTACTTTGTCATTCATGATTTATTCGTCTTGGATTGTACAGTCTGGCGAGTAAAGGTCAATGCCCCTTTCTGTCATAACGGGATTCGCGTGGATGAGATGGCGAGCAACCATCTTCGCCATTTCTATAGCCCTTTCGCGCGTGGGATAACACTGTTCCTTCTCGTCTCCCTCCCGACAATAGTTAAAGATGGCAAAGGTATCTCCCCCATATTTCACCTTGAGGATTCCTACTCTCTTATTATCTACAATACTAATCTCGTTGGTCATGATTCTTGGATTGGAGTGTGTTTAGGAAATAGGCTAATGCCATCCGTAGTTTGGACTGCGTTATAGCCAAAAAGGTTACGAACAAAGCCACGGGCTATTTCCAATGCGCTATCTCGGGTAAGATATTGGACTTTATCCTCGTCTCCATTGTCATCACAATAGAAGACTTCCACCAGAGTTGCTCTTCTATACTTTACCTGAATAATCCCCATTTCGGGGTAGTCAATAATTGTTGTCTTTTCCATTTGTCTATGCGTTTGCGGTTTCTACTTTTAAGGGGTCGCCGGGAATGGCAATCTCCCAACAGAAGGAGGCGATGAAATCGTTGCGAAGAGTTACCTCTTCTCCGACTTTATACCATCCATCGGGAAGGAGATAATCCCTCTTCATATCAATGGCGGCTCCTGCCTCTATTGGTTCCAACGCCATGAAACGGTAGTCCCATTCGTCGCTCTCGGTCTTGAACGATTGCAGGATGAACCAAGGAGTAACGTCGGCATTTCCATCCTCGGTTTCCTCCCCAGTGGGCGTTCCTACGACGCGGGCACAATAACCGTTCCTCATGTTCTCCAAGGCAACACCGAAGGGCAGGTTGAAGTGAGAGAGGGAATAGGCAATAACGCCCCATGTCAAGGACCGGGCGCGGGAGCAAACCCCGTCAAGCCGTGGAAGTACCGTGGCTATTACTTCGGGGTTGCTCTCCGGGCCGTCGGAACAAAGAAAAAATTCTCGGATGCGAGTTGTTGTAGGCATGGGTTCTATTAGACGTAATTGTTCAGTAGGCTGTAAATCTTTTGGGCACTCTGCTCGAAGTCCTCTGCCAGTTTCCTTAGCGCGGGTTCATTCCCGGCAATGGTGTAGAGGTAGGGAACGATGTCATGTAGGATGACATTTCTGTACAGGAGAATGCAATTAGTAGAAGTATCAGGCAACACGGGACGCACCAACATGGGCTTTACCATCCAGTCGCGGCCATGTAGTCCGAGATAGGTTTCAATGAAACTGTCGGCAATGCCGCCCAATTCTTCTACCGCATCATCGTATCGTTCATGATGGAATCCACTACTTGTCTGGTAATGAAGGACCTTCAATACGGGGTAGAGTTGCAGGATGTGGGATAAATCAAGTTGCATGGTTAGATGATTTGAAGAGTGAAGGGGAAGGTGCGGGACCAGTCAACCGTATTGGAGAACTCAACAGTCATCCAGTAGGTCCCGACAGGATATTCGGCAGGGTCTAATTCAAATATATCGGTCGGAAGGATAATGGTGTCAGTAGTGCCTCCGGGTTTCACCGAGGACGTCATGCCAGACGCGACTGTCTTCCATACAGGCAAGGCTCCGGCGTTGAGCGGGGCTAACTGAAGCTTCCATGCAAAGGGGCTTGACGGGGAGACGTTGACAAGAAGAGCAGAGGCATGGGAGAAATTAAACCGGAGGTCTCCCTTAAATCCTGCACCAAAATGGAGGACAAGGGAGGATATTCCATGCTGAACTTCCAACGTGGGATTTACGCTTACCAGTTCATAGTCCGCCTTGCGAATAAACTGTCCGAGGCTTCCGTCAAAATATAATTGGTTCGTGTTCATGGTGTGAATGAAGATTAGATATTCTGTTTGGGTTTGTCAACCATAATCTGCACGCGGCGCGGATAATCCGCAGAGCAGGGAGCGGTGCTTGCGCTCTTTTCCCAGCCGCGTTTCACGGCGATGTCGAGAACCTCCTTGTCGTATTGGTAGTCGAGGCTCACTCCGAAGTGTCCGGCGAACGCGTCATGATAGACATAATAGATACTTCTCATTTTCTTAATGGCTTTCAGGTCGCTATCGTGCCGGAACCCCCACACACTACCGTCAACTATACTGGTCCATGCAGGGAAGTCTTCGATGGCCGCCCGCTTCATTCCCATGTATGCGGAGATGAAGATGACATCCTTCTCGGTAGCTATCTGGCTAGCCATGACGTCGAGAAGGTCCGCTTCGCGCACCGGGCATTGAGTATCGAGCACCATGATGTCCATTCCCGCATGCTCTGCGGCGATGGAGAGGATGGCTTCATCGGGTGCATCAGGGACGCGGGCAACGTTCAGCTCTTCCGCTTTGGCCCATGAAAGAACGCCAAGGTCCTCGGACATGACGGTAATGCGCTCGCCGGGGATGTGCAGGGATTTAAGATAATTGACCGTGTAATGGATTAGGTTTGATTCCCTCTCCGGCCAATGAAGGGAGGGGTTATACGAGCTAATGATGTAATGGATGTTGTTGTCCATGCCCGCCATCATACACAGAAGAAGATTCTGGTCAAGAAATTTTTAATTGGTATGACACAACGGAGAACCCACGGAACCCATTGTGACCATTTGGCCGTGGGTTCCGTGGGTTCCGTGGGAGTTTAACGACCTGACATTTCGATGTACGAAATCGATAAGCCAGTTGTACTGCTATATCAAAGTGTCGTGAACTGTAATCCCCTAAACCATTGATTCATTTGGGAGATTTCGGGAGCGGCAACGTAGGGGGTCCAACAGTAATAACTTCCAAGGCAGTCAACTTCTACTCCACCTATCGTGGTGCTCCATGTGACTGTTCGCATGGAAGCCTTATTCCCATTCGCCCAATATTTAATGGGGTAGCCTACATAGGCATGTATCGAAAAGGTCTGCCATGCACTAGAGGTTATTTTTCTCTCATACTTGAAGCCTAATTCGAAACTTACATCCAGATAAACTGCTCCACTTTCTGATTCAATGTACCACATATTATTCATAAATCCGCTTCCATAATGTGGTCCGTATGTACTGCTTCGGTATAGCCAGCCGTCGTTATAGTAGGGCCAATCGCGGGCTTCCTGCAATGTGACTTCATGTGGAGTAATTTCAGTTCCTTCCGGCACTCCCAGCCATGCGAACCAAAGTGCTGGCTCGTATACTCGAAAGTAAGTACTAGCACTGACGCCTCCGGGAATGCCATTCTGACCAGGCCACTTCGCCGGAATCGCGATGGAATTAAATCCTTTCACTGTGTTGAAGACTTTCCACGCGTCCACAAGGTTCTTGCACTTAATCCCCGGTTTATGCGTTGCGTTTGGTGAAATAGCTACGGCTCGACCTCGAGGTACAGGAAGCCCGGAAACCGTGGGTCCTTGGGTTCCATACCACAAACTACTTTTATATTGTTCAGTGTAGCCAGGATTATTCTTCTCCATTAAAACCGAAATATCCTTCGACGAGTTCGTGGGGAATAAGAGGTGAGACTTCATGGTGCTACGGTACTTACTTCTGCATATTGCCCAACACGTCCGCTAACGCCATCAACATATCCGCTGTACCAGACGGCGGCCAGTCCAGTATTGACCAGCTGGGATTTCACGGTTGCGTCAAGACTATTGTCCTGCGGGTTTCGCGTTACCGTCAGGATGGCAATCGCGCATTTGCTCTTACCCGTTCCCACGGCACTCTCAATCGGAGTGATTACCTCCTTACCATCCCACGGCTTATCATCAACAACCAGCTTGGCGTTCGTCACGGTATTGGCGGGCCAAGTGTATTCCCATTCAAGGAGTACGGGAAGTTCACCGTCGGTTACGATTTCCTTCTTAGCCGCGCCGTCTTTGAACCCGTCAATCTCCGCCTTCTTCCGTTCGGTATCACGGAAACCACCCGGCTCGATAACTGCGTAGGTATGCCAGTTATTGCTTGCGTCCTGCTCCTTAGTCGTCGTGACCTTGTATGGGAACTTGCCGCCACCGCCGCCACCTCCAATGAAGATAGCACCTCGGTGAAGTTGCTGGATATATCCGTTCCTGCCCTTGCTCGTCCTCGCAATGGGGACGGAGAAGTCCGCGCTGGTGTCTTTCCTACTAGACACGGTGGAGGACTTGCGGTCGGATTTAACATTGACATACCAGATGATGTCATCATCTAATGGGGCCTTCTCTTTACTATCCACTGCCTTCAACGTCCCCGGCGCACCACCAATTTCATGCACCTCATTATCATCAATGACAACACCGCAGGTGTACATGACCTTTGCGTTAGACCCGGAATCCTCTGGGTCATACACAAGGGCGAACATGCTCTCTTCCCGGTTGCGCATGAGGGGGTCATCATTATATACCGGGGTATGGAACGTCCCTACATCACTATCCCCATAGACAGGGGCAATCGGGTCCGGCATTGAATCAAATGGCGGGGCCTCATTAAACATCTCCGTACCCACGGGAACCGAGGGTACGGGATGATTAAAGAGGTCAGGAGCTTGTGGAATCTCGCTGTACTCTTCTGCCATATTATTTACAGAATTCCTTGCTGGGAATGATGACAGGAGCAACCTCGCTCTTGGGCTGTTCCTGCGTAAAGGTCAACCTTCCGGGGCTAACGATTACACAGGATTCTCCATTGCAGATAACTGCGCGGTCCTTACTCACATCCGCGTAGGTGCAACTACTCTGCCCCAACGCTCCAAACATAGCTAAAGCTCCAAGGGCGGCACTAATAATCCCGGAGATGATGGTCTTGTACTTGCCGGGTACACCAAGCTGGACACAGTACTTCGCCGTCAGCTGGGCAAAGATGTCAGCCTCTCCCTTGATTAGTTTGCCCGCTATAAGCATGAAGGGCATCTTCTTAACTGACGTGAGCTGGTCCCACGGGGTGGGAAGTTCAGCCATGCTATAGAGCTTGGCCGCGACTTCTTCTTGTTCATCGAGATTGTTTCTTTCCATGTCGTTGATTAGATTGTTTGTGGCCGGAAGATGTCACGACAGAAAGTGATACCTTTCGGAGTTAGTTTACTTTTAGTCTGTCTCCTCGACCCCCTCACTCCCTCGTATTCAATATACCCTTTTTCTTCCAGCTTGCGCAGGATAGAGTAAAGAGAAGATACGGGGATGCGAGTGCTCTCACTTATTGTCGGATTCTCATGTTTCTGCTCGAAGCCATTGGCGTGCATGTACAGAAGAACACGAACATAGTCGAGAGGGAGCGAAGGGTCAAGAAGGTCAATATTCAGAAGGAGACCGAGCAAGGCTCGCTGATTGCTCTGGCCCTTCTGCACTGTTCTGGTTGTGGAGTAGGTAACTCTCATAGGTCAGAGCTATTTAAACCCAAATGAGAAAGGAGGTCAAGCAAATTGTACGCAAACCGTGTCCTACGACCGCGAGGGTCGCTATCATCACGATACCGTACACGTTGAACCTTGCCCCGCTTGAATAGGGTGGTCAGATACGCCGGAGACTTCAAGCCCGTAGATTCCAATGCGGTAGCTACATCAACGTACCCTTCCGGGATGCTGTCATATAGACCTTTGACCTGCATCTGAATATATTCATTGGCTCCTTCCCCTTCCCAGTACATGGTATGCCCACAACGAACGTGTTTGACCTTCAATCGGTTCAGGGCGTGAATTACCCACACGGAGCTTCTCCCAATTTTATCGGCAATCTCCCCGGTGGCAATGTAGCCCCGTGGCACGTTCTTTACCGGGGGAGTACTATGCCGTGGCCTCCGTGGATGTTTCAATCCGGGATGGATGATTAGTCCTCTACTGTTCTTCTTCATGCAGGGGTAAAGTCGTTGTCGTTATTGTTCTCGATGATGTAGTAGAAGAGAATACCGAGAAGGAATCCGATTAGTGTGTACATACGTTTAGCGTGAGAATTTGACTGCATGGTTCAATGCGTCATTAGGGATTAGAAGAACCTCGTCCCCGGTCGTATAGCCCCCGTTGTACGGTATGACGAAGGAATATCCTAGTTTGATGATTGTGTCGAGTAGCTCTGTGTCGGAGGCTAGACCAACTTCGATAGGAGAGAGAATGCGCTCGTCAATAAGATATTGGCGAAGCCCTTTGATTTGTCCAATGTATGGAAGGTTCATGAGATGAAATGTTATGCGGCGAGGTCTCCCTCCGCGATTAGTATGGAGTTAATGGGGAGGACGAATCCTCCCCCGCTAATGGTTATCCAGTGGGTGTTCATTTTTCTTGGGACTTCATAGTTAATACGAAGCTATTCCAGCGGGCTACCGCTTCTTCGCGAGTGTAGCCATGAATGGAAATGCTATGAGGAAGAAGCTTGGCCCCGTTGCAGACGACGTAGCAATGTTCCTCTCCGGGGTAGATGGTTTCCTCCACGACCTCCGGGATTTCTCCGCAGTAGGGGCAAGGACGTGGATGAGCATTGTGGGCTTCAAAATGCCGTCGCACCTCTTGCCCCACTCTTTCGGTAAACATATCAACAATATGCTTCGGCACAATTTCTGTGACCCCGGAATCCGTGGAATCCACGGGTCCCCCGGATTCCGTGGCTTCCTCGTAGTTCAATGAATGGTCCAGCCCCTCGTCGAAACAGGAAGCACAGGGTTCCACGGTTCCGGGCAAGTCCCCGTACTTGCATGTGGAGCAGGGGGAGGGGACATCCTCTTCATCCTCTTCCGCTTCTTCATATTCCGGGTACTCAATTCCCCGCTCCTGTCGGCAATGAGAGCATGGAGGATTGCAACGGAGGTTATCCCGGTGAGTGCAAGTATTGCACGGTTCGATGACATCATCGTTCTCGTCCGTACCTTCGGCACGTGGCGCAGATTCATCTGGGGTATAATTCTGATAGCCGTTGCAGGAGATGCAGGGTTCCTCTAGGATAGATACCCCCTTACGTTTACATGTCAGACAGGTAGGTCCAGCCATCTTGGCTTCCCTCCGCTTTGCTTCTTCCCGCTTCATCATCTCCACCTCTACCAATTTGTTGGTGTCGACGGTGTAGCAGGGAAGTCCGGGAGTGAGAGCACACCTCTGGCAGGGGGATTGCACTATCGGGATATCACGGAATTTGCAGAGGGAGCACCTCCGTGCATCCTCACTTGCCGCGGTGTCCGTGGATTCCGTGGGTTCCGTGGATTCAAAGTGGCTAAAGTACATGTCACAACTGGCACAGGGTTCCGCGGTTTCGGGGAAGTTGCAGTATGCGCAGGTCCAACAATTTGGTTCGTCGTTCATTTTCTCTTGATGTGTTTCTTAATGGTTTCGATTACCCACAGGGTGAATAGGGCGAGGGCGCACAGAGCAATAGCACCCCATGCGAGGATGTCAGTAATATCAACAAATATCGTTGTGGTCATGGTGAATGTATTTGCTGGGATTTAGTAGGAATAAGAATAGAATTCTTACGAGGATAGATGTACTCGTTATGATACAGAATGCAAGGATTAAATTGAGGAAGAGTGTCATACTCCTTCCTCCTTCTGCTTCATACCTGCCCTTAGCCCAGCGTAATACGCGAGGACCATTCCGAGAGCGGCGATGCTCATGGGACATACGATGAAGATAATGAATAAGAGGTAGGCAATCATGGAGGTTAATCGATTAGTTTGAGGTCAAAGAACATAACGGTGTTGAAGTAGTTAGTGGTCACTCCATCGATAGCTACCCAGCCGTCGCTGTCTTCATCATCGTAAACCGCGTACTCCTGATAGGGCGTAGGCTCATCATCGTAGCTTACCCAGCCACGAGGAACGAAATGTACCCTATCCCCTCTCTTGAACGGTCGCCGGGGTTTGGCGGCGTTAGTGCAACCAGCGCGGACAGATTCTTCTGGCGCATCTAGAATTTCTTCCATCTGGTTAGCAGAGGCCCACTCCGCTAATCCTCCCGAATAGCGTACCTTGTACGGGTAGGAAGAACGTTCGTTGTCGATTTCCACGACGCGACCGCAAGGGCCGCCGTCGACGCGGACAATCATTCCGAGTTTAATTTGATTCTTTTCCATGTTAGAATTTGATGTTTGGGTATTCGCGGTAAAGTCGATAGCGGGTCATCCACATGAAAACCCCCGTGGTTATGTAGTTAGATACCACAATAAAGAGATACCATGCGGCAATCCATGCGGAGATAAGAGAGAGGACATAAAGCGGAGGTGCGGGAAGAGTGAAGAGGCACTCGGCAATGATACTTACATTTAGTCCGATTAGCCCAAAGATAACCCACTGAACCGAGGTATTGAAGATATGGTTGTATATGTTCTCCATTTCCTTGCGCTCATATAGGGTATACTCGCTTCCTCTCGTCCGGTAGCTATTGGTCTCAATGCCAATGAGCTTCAAGTGAGCTTTCAGCCTCTTGGCCATCTCGGTGAGGGCAGTACCTCCTAAGCCGCGGAGAGCTACACCCGCAAGCGCGAAAAGAACCGCAAGCGCGAAGTATTGTGTGGTTGATAGATGCAATGTATTCATGATTAGTTTACCCTTTCAAGTTCCCACGGCCATTCAGAAACATCTTCATATTTGAATTGTTCTACTTCATTTGTTTTGAGACAAACCCCGAAAAACATTGATTCATTTCTATAAATCTCTGTTACTCGGAAATAATGATAGCCTGAATTACTTTCGTTTACTACTAGTTCATCTCCTATTTGCAATGTATTCATGGTTACTCGGCTTGCTCCATTCCCCACGGCCATTCAACTATCCTGCTGGGTTCAATGCTTCGCCCATCCTCCAACAGGATGTGCATGGAGACGCGGGTTCTTCCTGCAACGATTCCGGTATGCCTATGGAACATGCCGTCGTAGTACTGGATTTCAGCACCGGGTTGAAGACGCAGAAGCGGAGGGAGTTCTTCAATAAACTGGCGGGCGGTAAGCCATGCCTTTTCCTTCGCCTCTTCATAATCGTCACTATCATCTCCCAGCACCGCTAATTCGCAACTCATACACTCTACGAACACGTAGTTGCCGCGACGTGCTTCTCTCAATAGACCACCGCAGATTGGGCAGAACAGTTGAGGATGCCCATCTTCCTCCGGGAATACTTCGTCAAAGGCCTTCTCAACTACTGCTTGCGATTCTACGGATTCATCGCGAAAAGAGAATTCGCTCTTGGTAGGAATGTTCGTTGGGGCCGAGGTATTGGCTTTAACTATCTTCGGGCTAAGGTCTGACATATAAACGTGTGTCAAGCCATTGGCCTCGTCAATAACAATCTTGGTTATCTGTTTGGTGTTTGATGTCTTGGACATGCCACCACCATATAATAATTTTATTATTTGTCAAGAAATTATTTTAATAAAAATCCCCGGAGGGGTTAGCCTCCGGGGCGATGTGCTACTTGCGCTTCCAGCCAAGTAAGTCAAGAAGTTCGAGTAAGCTCATGATTATCATCCTTTTGTGAAGAAGTTAAAGAAGGATAGTGTACCACTATCGGTGAGTACGAACTGGGGATATTGGTCAGGGGTAAATATTTTTGTACCCCCGGAATCCCCGGTAGCCTCGACAGTCAGAAGGACTGCGGGCACTTTGTCCGTCGGGCTGGATGGGGATGGAATATCTCCCAATCGTGCCCAAACTTGGCACGCTTGCCACTGTTCGTCAAGAGCGGCAATGGCCTCGATAGCCCCCGCGAGGGCGGGTATCTGCTCCTTCGGCAACGTGGTCTCACTGTACTGGTCAAGGTGCGTAAAGCCCAGTGCGTCCGCGTAGATTACACTCATAATGAGCTTGGTCCAGTCGCCGGGCTGGGGGAACTGTATTTGTATTTCTGCGTTCATCCTATTGGCACGTTAATATCTTCAAAATCAGTCGTTTCTTCGGTTTCAATGGCATTTTCGGCTATCGCGGCCAGGGCATAGTAAACCGGGTTGACATTGCCCGGTTGGTAGTTGGTGCGCTCCGCAGA